CTATGATACTTGCATTATGTATGGAGTTCCGCTGATGAATGAAAATCTATCAATGGGTCAGCGAGCACAAGGTGATGAGATATTGAATCATACACCAGATTTCTATTGGAAAGAAAGGGATGTATTCTTTGAAGTAAAGATGAGTTACTTTATCAGAACTGACCTTTTTGATTTATCAGAGCAGTGGTTAAAGCAGTATGGAAACATTGGGAGCAGGCTCTATTACACTATCTATGCTAAAGATAACCCTGACATTGAGTTCTACAAATTGGATGACTTACAGACCCTTAAAAATCGATATGATATTGGTAAATGGGCTTCTGATGGAAATCCTTACTATGTTATTGATAAGGAGATTACACCACATTTGAAATTAAAGAAGATGACTGAATTGCATATTTAACTCTCTCCAAGTTAATATAAAAGGAAAGGGGCCCTACAATTAAGTAGGAGCCCCTTTTCCCTGTCCTAAGGTAGACAATGTGTTATTCAGCAGCCGATTGCTTCTCAACAATTGACCAAATGCTACCGATAAGAGTCATGGCTGCACCAGAGATTTCTGTGTACATACCTTCATCTAATACACCTTGGGTTATTAAAATACCACCTACAAATGTTAGTAAGTGTCTGGTTAACCCTAACCACTGTTGTTTAGTTATTTTTTTCATAGTATTTCTGTATTTCTCCATTCTGGACCTGTTATAATTGCCCTAGCTTCTTCTTGAGTTAAAGTAACTGTATTGCCATGAGGTGGTTGTTTAAACTCAACCATAAATTGAGTTTCAGCTAAATTCCATTTAATTGATTCATAAAATAAAGTTAAATCTAGATTATCATACTCACTAGCATTATAAATTTTATATTTAGTATCCATACCTTGCCTTTGTTTGGTTATAATTTTGGTTTATTTCTGACTCACTCAATGCCCTTTCATAAATGTGGTACTCACCCACTTTGCCATCAATCTCATAAGATGGGTGTGACAGCCTGATAGTAGATGCAGCAATGTCAGAATAGGTAACTGATTGGGTTTGATTGTCCAACTCAAAGATATTAGTGCTTCCAATGCCATAATAGCTTCTCAAGTTTGATTGAGTTCCACTGACTGGTTGGAAGGTCATCACCACATAAGCCCAAGTGTTTGCTGGTGCACTATTCCAGTATGAGATGTAACCTGAATTCATCAACCACCTCAATCTCCTTTGGTTATCAACTGAGTAAGCAATCATACCATTGGCAGTACCACTACCTACATGAAAGGCAAAGTCAACACCTGTGTTCAAATCCCAAGTTAACCACATCCCAACTGTGTAACCATTTGTATTTGAAGTCCAATTCAAAGCTACATTTGATGCAGATTGACCATAGTCATTAACCCCATCCATATCAAACCAACCATTGCTATTCCAACCTGATTCCATACCACCATACAGAGTCAAGTTAGCAACACCTTTTAGGTCATAAAGTACTGTTCCAGACCCTGGGTATGATGCATTATCTGCTGGGTCATAAGAAATATACAAACCATCCTGAATGATTCTTTCAGTTGGGGGTGCAGATGCTTGATACCCACTTGCTATTATTTGTGAATATAGTCCTCTCATTATTCTATATCTCCCATTACTAAGTAATTATCACTGCCAATGTGTTTTACAACACAACTTGAATATTGTGCCCTAGTTGTTGGTGAAGTTCCAACTGATGAGTAAATATTACCAGCATAATTGATTATACTTGGCTGTGCTGTATTGAATTGAACCAAGTAAAATTCTAAATCTTCACTTGGTGTAGTTGTTGTGTCAATTTCAAAATCAAATGAAGTAGCATTGTCACATAATATGGTTTTACCTTTATAGGTGTCTATATTAGCATCATCAATAACTAAATTACTTCCAGTTATTGTAACTACATTAGAAAAGAAATCAGCTTGTAAATCAGCAATGTCACTAGTATTTTGGTTAATTTCACCTTCAACATTACCAATGCCTCCAAGTGTTAATGTTCCACCAATTTCAGCATTATTAACAATCTCAAGGGATGAACCTGATACTCCACCACCAGCAGTAATATTATTAGTAGCTGTAAAAGCACCAGCACTTACTATACCACCAGCTATATTATAAGTAAAACCATCAGCAACATTACTTTTTAATCTTTGGATAGTACCACTTGATAACCCAGTATCACCTACAATAATTCTGTAAGTTCCTGAAGTTACAGCATCTATTCTAAGGTTAGTAGCATTTGTAGCATTAGTAGCATTAATTGCTGTAGTTGCTGAACCAGCAGTAGTGGCACTTACAGCTGAACCAACACTTAAAGTGCTTTGGTTTACTGCTTGAGGGACACCATTAGCATTACCTTTCCATACAAAATTTTGTGGGAGATTTGGTAAATCATTTGTTCTACCAGCACCAAACACTTCACCACCACCATTTGTAGTATCAATTTTAGTAACTACACCTATATTTTGAATTAAGTTAGTTCCTTGTGGTTTAGTATTAGTGTAACCACCTCCTGCTGCTACATAAATTGTATCACCTTCACTGAATCCAGGTGTTTGAGTATCTACACCTTGTATTTTACCTGCTAATATACCAAATCCTTCTTCACCATCATTTAAGTCTTGTGCTAAGATGTAGTGACAAGGCATTAAATTAGCATCACTAGCATCAGCAGCAACTACTTCACTTAAAAATCCACTAGGTGGAGATGCTGAAGCTGTAACATGTACTGGTGTTCCTTTTAATAATGTACCACCTGAAATGTTTTTAACTGAACCAACTAATTGATTTGGTGTAGTATCTATATCAAATGTACTACCATCACCTCTTGTAAATGTAATTTGGCTGAAATCACTTGAAGCATCAGCTAATAAACTACCTGTATCAGTAGTACCTCCACCTCCTGTATTGGTAATAGTAATTGTATTACTTCCATTATCTGTAACACTGATTCCAGTTCCACCTGCTATTGTTAAAGCACCACCTAAACTGTTTAAGCTAGTAACACCTGCTGTTCCACCTCCACTACCTGTATCAACTGTAATATTGAAAGTATCACCATTACCTTTTTCAAAAGTAATTACATTAGATGAAACTGAAGCAGTTACTAATGCTAAACTTGCAGATGTAGTTAAGAAACCAATTTGGTTATCTAAACCTAAGATATCACCAGCATTTGTAGCAATGTCTGCTGTATTACTTGCTATATCTGCTGCTAAACTTGCTGATAAACTAGCTGTTTGGTTTAGAACATATGTGCTGTTAACAAAATCACTATTGTTAATTAGGTCACCAGTATAATATGGTATATCTGCTGCTAAACTTGCTGAGAGGCTCGAGGTCGCAGTATTTACATCTGTGATAGTAATGAACCCACTATCATTGGTTAAGTCGCTTGTGCTTATTCCTACAACATTACCTGTGAACTCAATAGTAGTTTGAGATACTTTTAATGGCAATGGGTTACCAGCACCATCACTTAGTGCTTCTGTGGTTGAAGCATTGATTGTAGTATTATCAGCAGTCTTAATTAGTGAAGTATAAGTACTTGCTACTGTATTTCCTGTGAGTTGTGCCATATTATAAATCTATTTCAGTTTTACCATTGTATCTACAACCACCTTTATTGGATGGGGTGTAAATTCCATGACTGTATTGTGTTCTTTTGTTTGGCTGCATGTAGTCCGCATCAGGATTGGTATAATCGGGGAACTCATGGTCATTGGCTTTCAAATATTCAATAGTTCTTTGAGCATAAAACTGAGCAGTATCACTAACCGATTGTCTCAGGTATTTGATTTCATCCAACCCAGTATTAAGAGATTCTTCACTTGAGGGATTTAGAACTGCCTTATTCTTAATCTTATAGTTAAGTGATGGTAATGCCAGGTAAAGTGAATAATTTGCCAAGGTCGGGCTTAAATAGTTATCCAAAAGAGTTTCTTCAGCAGTTGTTAATGTGCTGCCCACTACTGCTGCTTTTAATGAATTGTAAAATGATGTGCCAAGTAGTTCCTGAATGTAAATATCTTGTGCTTGAAGTACAAATGGCATTAGGTCATCTTCAGTTACATTCTCATGTATTGCAGTTACTGCTTTAAGTTTAGCAGTCGATATGAATAGTACATTTGCCATGATTACAAGGTTCCTTGAATATTAGTATTAAAGTCCATAGTAGAAGGAATTACAACAACTGGTGTTTCAATGCCCATTCCCTTTGTAACTCTTGTTAAACTCTTATTGAGTGATTTCTGAATAGGTTCAATTACAGTAGATTGGAAATGGGTAAATGCAGTTTGAATCTCATCTGCATTGTTACCAAGTCCTGAACTATCTCGAATACCAACCAGGATTGGTGATGTAATTCTATGTGCTGTCAGAATTCTGCTACTGATTCTTTCTTCCAACACTACATAGTAACTATCATTTGCAGATGGAACTGTGGTTACTTGTGGTGCCAACTCCTGACCTTCACTAAATGAAAGGAATACTCTACCTGCATTGTTTTCCCCTGTGAATGAATCTAAGATGCTCTCATACAACTTTCTCTGCTCTTCAGGTGATTCGGGTTCACCATTCGGCATATTGATGAATATGCTTGGTGACATTCCATTTGAGATGTTAGCATTATGGAACTTACTTATTCTCGAATCCAATTCAATATCATTAACCGCACCCATATAAGAAGGTAGTGGATATACATCACTAGCAGGGCTATAATCATAATAATATAGAATTTGGCTAGCCCTATCTCCCTTATTATCTGTTGGATTGTATGCAGGATACTCTTTAGGTACATATTTCCTTGGATTTGCCCAATTGGATGAAAAATAGTATTGNTCTACTGCATCATCCTCATTTAATTTACCACTTCTTACTTTGTTAAATGGAAGGTGATAAATCTCAGCAATGGTATCACCACCTCTATTCCAAATTACATTTAAGCTGTAACCATTGAATGTTANGTAATCATATGCTACCTTTTCATAGATATCATTGAGTGTTTCACCATTTCTATTAATTGGAGTATCACCAATCTCTACAATTCCTTCACCAATAACTGCATCAAGCTTGGCCTGAATAGCAGTTCCATGAATTGCTGATGTTTGTAATAGTTCAACCAATTTCTCAGGGAATAGATTCTTGTCACCATAACTAATCCAATCCTTTCCTCTGACTTCCTTGAATTCTGGCAAGTTAATTGCTTCAAGGTTTATGATATGCATTAATTCTTTCTTCATTTGTACATAATGTATTGTTCATTCGACTCATTATCACCCACATGATATGTATTTTGGGTTCCTTTCCAACTATTGATTACTTTACAAAGCTTGGTTAATACAAGGGTTGCATCTTCATACAATTCAAAATCATAATATCCAGCAATATCCTTGTCTGTGTAATCAGATGTTCCGAATGTGAATGTTCCCTTCCACCAATTAGTATTCCATTCAACTGGTGTAATAGGTAATCTTGAATCTTCACCATCCAATAAATACTGATTATTGTACTTACTAAGTAAAGATACAGTCATACTTCCAGATGGTTTTGAACCCTGAAGTAATATTGTTACTGTTGTGTTTGATAAGTCTAATGTCATTGTTTTACCTCTTTCTACATACAAATATAAATGTATTGAAAGTTGTTATGGGTTTTGCAACAAAAAAGGGGAACTTTTCAGTCCCCCTTTCTTTTTTATGTAGTAGTTCTCTTAGGCTACAGTAACTTCCAACATAGGAGTGTTATCAATACCTGTGAACTCAATGGTTAAACCATTTCTATCACCAAAAGCAGTACCAGTACCAGCTGTGCTGTTAGTTACTACTGCTCCTCTTTCATTACCAACCAACCAATACCTTCCATTGTTATCTTTTACAATAACACAAAGTGATGAGTTAGTTGCCAATGCATGAAGTTCATTTAACTTTAGACCAGTTGCTTTGTTAAAAGCAGTGCTTGCAACTGCAGTGTAGAAAACAGTTCCATTCTCATCAGAGAAAGTTCCAGTCTCATTCAATGCACCTGTTTGCTTAACACATTGGTATTCTTCCAAATCAGTTAGTGCTGTCAAAGCAGTACCATCAACTGAAATAGAAGTTAAAGCAATTGAACCATTAGTTCCAGAAGCAGTGATGCTTCCTGAAGTGATGTAAACAGTCTCAATACCACCTACATTGTCTCTACAATCGAGAGTCAATCCTGATAAAGTTGCGCAATTTGCCATAATCTTTTCTCCTTTAGGTGGTTATTAAAATTAAAGTGTAATCTGTGTTGCAGTTTTGTTAGCAATAACTGCCAACTCTGGTTGTACAACCTGAACACCGATAGCCCACTTCATTGTAGCTCGAACTTGGTCATTGTCAGCTGAGTACCAAATCTTGAACTCTTCAAAATCACCAGTCAAGTCAGTACCCATGATGATGTTAGATGCGCGAGTTAAGAATCGGAAATTCTTACCAGCATTTGCACCAGTAATCTCTTGGATACCTGCTGAAGCAACAACTCGGATGTTAGTACCAGGTACATACAATTCTTTCAAGTCAGGTGAAATGTGGTAGTAGTTACCTTGAGTAACACCCAATGCCAACTTCTTATAGTCACCTGTTGAAACAACCAATACCAAGTCATCAGCCATTGAAACTTCACCTGGAAGCAATGCGAACATATCATGTGCTAAACCAACAGCAGTGTTACCAGCCCAAGCAACATCAAGTGCTGATGCAGAAACTGCTGAAGCAGCTAAGATATCTTGGATACCATTAACAGAACCTTTACCATTAATCATGTACTTTTCATTCCAGTTGTTCAACTTCTGAACCAATTGGTTAGCAAAGATTTGTTCAGCTGGTAATGATTCAGCACCTGCATGCTGACCTGCTGCCAATTGATTTGCCATGAAAGTATCTCTCAATACCTGTGGGCAGTATTCATGTTGATATTTACCATGATAGATATCCATAGTAACTTGGGAGATAGAAGCAGTGTTGTTAGCATCCCAACCACATGCCATGCCATCACCGACATTGAATGTTTCATCTACCAATGGGATATCAACAAGATTTCCCTTAAGTCCAGCTCTTACATCAACATATGATGCCAAGCTTGTTTCCAATACAGCCTTTGAAATCAGTTCGAATGATGTTTCATCAACATACTGAGTTAGGCCATCAAATCCTCCATTATAAGCCATAATAATTATCCCTTTTTAGTTTTGTTTGTTAATTACCTTTTTGATTGGTTTCTAAATTCCACCAATTTATTAAATCTTGCAGTTGCCAAGTCACTCTCACTCTTTTGGACTTCACCCAAATTGTTAGTGATTTTGTTAGCAGCTGGCTCTGCTTTGAATGCATGGAACTCTTCATTAACTGAAGAAATCTTCGCATCCAACTCATTAAACTTGCTGTCAATTAAGTCAGCAATTGATTTCAAGAAATCCTCAGATGAGAACTCTTGAGTTTCTTCCAAAACCTGCTCTTCTGCTGGTTTGTCTTCTACCTTGGCAATTACACCCTCTTCTTCAACAGTAATCAATTTGCCATCTGCAGTTTCATGTACTCCAACTGGTGCTGGAATATCACCCGCTTCAGTAACAACAAATAATGCTGCTCCTTCAACAAATGAATCTGCTTTGACAACTGTACCATCAACAAGAGTGGCTTCAGCCAACTCAACCTCAGTTACTTCAGGAGTGGTTTCCACTGTTTCATTCTCAAGAACTACTTCAGTGTCCATTCCCAACATAACTTTGATTTTGTTAATTGCATCTTGTGCTTTCATAGTTATCCTGTGATTATTTAATTAAACTTTCAATTACAAATATAAACCATTCAATTTTGTGAACTTTTTGGTTCCTTCTTAAACAACTTTCTGATATTAATGATAAGAGCTGTCAATAACACCAGTATTGTCAATCCTGTTTCAAGGTTAGCCCATACTGCTGCAAGAGCACCAGCGCTGGTGATATTAGCAACAATTGTATCCTTATGCATCATCTACTCCTTTTAGAATATCCATAATACCATTCAGGATTGCCTGATGCTGACTATCAGATGCCATCTTTTCAATGAATCCACCAGCAAGTGAGAATCCTTTTAGTTTTCCATCTTTGATTTCTGCCCATGTCTTTTCCTCATTGATTTTATAGGTAACATACCAAGTACCTTGAGGAAGGGCGAAACCCATCTTATAAGCTTTATCATACATCTTGTCTTCTGAAATCCATGTCTCAATGAGAGTATTAGCTTGAGTAACCTTACCATCATGTTGTGTATCTGTGTTATTGTGTTTGTTCATCTTTAAAAACTTCTCAGCCATTTTCTTAATAGTATCCTTGCTGAAGAAGATGTAATAGGGTTCACCAGTAACATCCCTTCTCAATATCATCTTATTTGGAATCATTACAGGGCCAGTCACCATTCTTTTCTCTTCATCAATAGCAAACTGATGATTAGATAGATTAGCCCATCTTGTAGTTGCCTTCTCCTCAGAGCTATTAGTAGGTTGTCCAATCATAATGATTCTCTGACCTTGGTCATTCTTCCATACAGATAGTTTCTGCCAGTAGTGCTTGCAATTCTTACCACCCTTATACTTAAAGATAGAATATGATGACTCCCCCTTTTTAGCAAACTGAGAATTGAGAGCATTCATCTTATCAATCTCTTTCTTTGAGAATATCTTACCAGCTTTAGACAGGTTTATCATTGCTTTACAGAACTTTCTCTCTGCTGGTGGGCCAGAGTATCTCCAATAAGTTTCTGCTTCATCCTGACCACCTATTTTCAATCTCTTGAGCAAATCTAAACCTCTGATTGCTTCGATGGTATCTTTAATGGTTGAGAATTCTTTATTGCTGATATCAATGATGATGTCATCACTATCAATCATCTCACCATTGTCAGTTGCATATTCGATAAGAGCATCCTGTGCTTCATCAGAGAAGTATTCTTCCCCTTCAAAGTTTTCATAGTAGTTGTAGCAAACTGCAAGCCTCTGCTCTTCATCAGGGAACTCCCCTTGTAAATCATGCATACACCTACCAATGAAATCATTCTCAGATTCACCAGCATGGGGCTTAATAAAGTTTTCTGATTTGAATGCAAGGAAGTTTACTCCAATAGCAGGTTCATCTACTAAACTGATTACTTCTACACCAAGCTCTTCTAATTCAGCTTCTGTAATTCCATCCAAATCAATGTCCAATTGGACAATTCTATCTATGTTTTCTTCCATCATAATTTTGCTAAGTTATTGATTTGTTGTTGTGCTTGCTGTGCATTAGTTACATCTGATGCAAGTACATACACTTGCTGTGGTCCTGCTTGTTGACCAGTTGATAATTGTCCTGGCTGAATAGTACCACCTGCTTCTTGTCCAAAGTTATAGTTGATTGATGCACCACCAGCAGCTGATGGGGATGGTCCTTCATTTAAATTACCACCACCTCCAAATTTGGTAGCCAGTATTGTAGCTAATGAAATACCTGAAGATATTCTAGCTGCTAATAATGATTTTGCTAAATATGCTTCTCTGGCAACAGGAGGTAGTGTAGATGATGATGCTAACAATCCTATTTTAGCTTTTTGGTATTGAATAATTACATCAGCAATAGCAGCTAATTTATTAACAACAAATGCTGCTTTGGCTGCCTTTTCTTCATCCTTACCAAATCTCTCAACCATTGTAGCTGCAAACTTACCTGCTTCAACTGTTGCATCAGCTAATGCAAATTTAGAATCCTGAAGCATCCTATCTCTATTCTCTTCTAATTGAGCTAATCTATCTTTATTTGCTCTATCCCTTTCATCAGCATCCATTCTATCAGCAATGAATTGGTCATAAGCCATATTCCAATCATACTCCTGCTCTTTTCGCTTATCATAATAATCCTGCCATTCCTGCAAATCCTGTTGGAGTGCTAATGCTGTTCCATCAATGTATGCTTCTAAAGCATCAAGTGCTTCTTTTCTGGTATTAGTATTATCAACTACAACAGCTGTATTTTCTTCAGTAGTTGTTGTTAATTCTTCAATTCTGGAATTTGTAGCATCTACAATTACTTGTTGTGCTTCAAGCTCTTCATTGAATTCTTTAATCCTTTCTATAATCTTCTGCCTTGCTTCCTCTTGTCTTTTTTGGGCTTCATAACCCTTAAAGTCTTCCTTATTTCGATTCTCAATTAGAAGTAATTGCCTTTCCTGATAATCAATTAATGATTCAAGGTTAGCTGCTTCATCTTTTGCAGCTTGACCTTGCTCCTTAAGTGCTTGAACATCATCACTTTTAGATATCTGTCTAAGTTTCCTTCTTTCAAGAATACCTGCTTGTTCTTCAATATTCTTCTTTCTTAATTCAGCAGTAGTTTTAACAATCTCTTTCCTTCTTTCCTCTTCTTCTTTTTTGGCTTCCATAGATTTAACTAAGTAACCACCAATGGCTGCTGCAGCTGCAATTACAGCACCAGCTAATAGAACATATGGGTTGGCTGCAGTAACTGCATTTAATATCCTTTGTTGTACAGCTGCTAATTTACCACTTTGTGCCAATAACTTATAACCCTCAGATACATTAACAGCACCTTCAGCTAAAGCAATTACACCAACCACATTTTCTTCCAATTCCCTAAAGAATTCATTATTCTCTAAACCCAATAGTGATGCTGCACCTGCAAGAACTTCAAATGAACCTGCGAGAACCTTTACAGCACCTTCAGTTGCATCAAGTTTGCTTTCAAGTGCATCAAAGTTATCAGCTGCAGTTTCTAATTCTTCAGTAGCACCTGCAACTTCTTTGGTAGCAGTTTCTACTTTACCGAGTGCTTTCTGAAGGTCATCAAGGTTAGTGATGTATCCATCCAACCCTTCTACCTTAAAGTAAATATTTACATCTTTGTCCATACTATCAAATATAAAAAGTGGTTAAAGTGTTTCCCATAGGTCAGTAATAGATTCCCAGTTAATGTTGATATCCTCCCAGTTATCACCCAATGGGATGAAGCCACCCTGTGGTACTTCATAATTGAGAAGCTTAATGAGTGATACCTTTACCGATTGCTTTTCACCCAACTGAACATTCTCAATCTTTTCAACATAAAAGTAAGTATCCTTGACAAAGATTACATCATTAAAGTTGAAGTTGATAAGGTCTTCAGCTGATAGAATGAAGTTAGCAGTAAGCCTTCTTGAATACTTGTTGTATATCTGAGAAATGTAATCACTCCAATATGCATCATAAACTGAATTACCTAAGTTTGGATTTGCAAGATTGTAATTGATATAAGTGTTTTCCCTTTGCCAGCTTAAATCATAAGTTTGAGTATCCAATCCTGTCCATGAATCATTTCTATCTCCCCATTCATTGAATTGTGATATCATTGGGATTGTAGTAAAGCTATCTGAATCAACCCCATCAGTTATATACCAAGTATTGTCATATGATATCAATGTGCCAGTTGTCTTAATGCCATCATACCAGAATATCCTTACACCGGGTGAAACTGGTTCCTTCAATGCAACAGTAGTTCCACTATCATTTACTTCAGCTTTTAAATCATGAACTTTAACTACAAGTGTATTGTCCATTCCATTTGTAGTTTGAGCAGCACCTCTAATTTGTGTAACTATCGCAGGAGTTAATTTAGTTTCAATCTTTCTTTCATCATTCAAAAGTTCATTCTGGCTATCCACATAGAGAGTACCATAAACCTCATCAAACTCATCGACATTTGCTTTATTTAAATAGTCCTTACCCTCCTTATCAGTAAACTCAATTCTTGCTTTTTGCTGAGTGAATAATGGCTCTATTTGAATATCCTTATCAATGCTTAACTTATGTGTCCAATCATAAACATCACCAGTACCAATGTAGTTACTCCAAGGCTCAATGATAAAATTGTTTGGGTCATTTCTATCTGGTACCATCACCAATCTAAATTTACTGATGATATCCTTAATGAAATCAATTTGCTTTGTATTACAGCTTAGAGATGAACCCACATTGTAAGAAGGAGATGACTCGATTTGGAATTCAGTAAAGTCAGTTTGTATTTCTGTACCAGTCCAATAGTCAGAAGCATCTTCTTCAATGGTTACATACAGTTCATCACCTTGAGTTAATAATTCATCACTCAATGTAAGATACATGGAGGCAATCACATATGGATTACTTAACAATGAAGGTGCTGTAATTGTATAAGTATCAGTAGCAATTGGAGTGGCAGTACCAGCCTTGTATAGATTAATTGTATGAGTTACATAATGGATGGAAGGGTCTTGTAAATCAGTAAAATATGCTTTAAAATGTAATCTGACATTAATGCTGTATAATCCATCTTCAGGAATTACATATCTCTCATTAACCAAATCCCAATCTTCTAATGTATTACTTGTTGCTTCCCATTCAACTGTTTCTTCTAATCCTGAATTATAAAGTTGAGTTGAAGTTTTGTATGCAGAAGTTAGTGATTTCAATGATATGGATGCTTCATCACCCCATGCACCAACATACAAATGCTTAAATAGATTTGAATCAATAAAAGCACTATCATAAGTGTAATTTGTGTTTTGGAATATCTTATCCCAAACATCTTTTACTTTAATACATGGTCTGAAATATGTTGCTTCAACTGGGTATGTAGCATTAGTGAAATGCTTACCTGTACCTCTTGATATAGCAGTTTCATTTGATGTAAGTGTTCCTTCTGCATAAGTGTTTCCAAAATCAACTAATGGATACAATATGCTACCTGAGAATAGTCCATTATTAGAATCAACTGCTGATTCAGGATATGCTTCCCAACTACCTGTAATATTTGCAAGATTAAGTTCATGAGCAAATTCAGTAAAATCCAAATTACATAGTGTAGCTTCACCAACATCAGATGCAAAATTCCTAACTGAACCTAAGAATAGGACTTCATAATCAATCTTGTTGTCCTGCTTGTTTTCATAAATCTTCTGCAATCTTAATTCACCAGAAATGAATTGGTTACCATCAACAAGGATTTGAGCAGACCTCTTCTGAGTTACATCAAAGTCATAACCATTAATCTCAAATGCTGTTTGAAAGAACTGATAATTGTTTTCGGTTGCAGGTACTCTAAAGTTTTGAGAATATGCTGCAGTAGCCCTTGTATCCTCAATGTCCTCAATACTAAGTGTTAATTTAGGGGCATCATTCTCATACAGGTCAATGAATACTCCTTCTACTACTAACTGTATCATTATCCTCTCTGAATTTGTTGTGGATTAGCCAACCTGAAATTGATAGTATGCTGGAACATCTTATCCTTTCTGAATGTCCTTTCTGTGTATTGTGTATCAGTTAGGATGACAGGAACCCATTCATCACTACCAGCAAACCTAACCTTAATATCAGGGCTTATATAAAGGTTCTTTAAGTATTGGGATTCCTCATCACTCAGATACCTTGTATTTGCCACATATGCTTCTTGCATTGACTTATTGAATACCCTTTCACCCCTATTGTAGGAATTGACTGAGATTGTCTGTCCTGACCAATCAGCATCCAATTGCTGATATGTATCTTGCTTGGTGGTAACATTGTAATCATTTCGCTTTTGGAAATTGAAGTAATCTCTGAATCCAAATGAGTTCACCCAAGATACTTGAATGTGGTCAAAATCATTACATTGGCCATTATCAATATCAAATCTGTAAACATGGCCTACAACTGTTTTAGTAGTAGATGTATCAGGGTCTCTACTCCAATAGAATGGTGCTACATAATAATGAGTTGCTGTAGTGTAAGTAGCAAGTGTTGGGTTTAATTCACTTACTTGTAATGTGATTGCTTTATATTGGTTTGTTGGTTGAATAGCATCACCAGCAGCAACATTGGGTCCACCTCCATTTCCTGTGGTATTTTCAATTACAGTATTGGCAGGTGTCAATTCAGTTGAATTACTAAAAGCAGCTACATAAAAACCACTTATACCATTAGTAAATGCTGATAATGTGTTGTAAGTTGGGTTATCAGTTAACACATAATCATTTAACCAAGATAATGTATAATGGTCATCACTACCTTTTAAAATCTTGTAGATAACTGGTGTTCCTGTTAAGGATGCCCAAGATGGTTTACCATCAGTTATATTGGCATATACAGTGGATTCTATGTGTCTATCTGTAAGTGCTTGTTGGTAAGTGGTTGTATCAAAATATAATTGTTCAATAGGACCACCTGGTGTAGTAATGATATTAGTTCCTACTTCAGGTGCATAATCACTGTAATCCCAATCTATTTCATTATGGGGTTTTCTTCCATTGAATACTGCAAACTCACCACTTCCTGTGAATGATGAAGTCTGTGCAGTACCAGTTCCATCAATGTATCCATAATCAATTGTGTATGCAAACACTTCATTATCTGATACTGCTAACTTGCTAATTGATTCAAGTGCAGGATTATGAGTTACCTGATTCTTAAGGATGTTCTGCAAATCGAAGTGAGCATATCCTGAAGTGTTAGGCAGTTGTCTTAATTCAGCTACTTGATTATCATCCCCATCAATTACTCTTAATAGATATCTTGTTGTAATGGGAGGTACATCCACATCAGTTAGGGTGACAATGTTCTTGCCATATGCAAGATTAATATCATTTGGTTCTTTTGTTATTGTAATGTCAGGCATCTTCTTCCAATATTTTTATGATTCTGTCTTCTATATCTAAGGGGTAGAACTTTCTTGCATCAATACCCCAAACCTTGTTGCTTCCAAACTTATAACCTTCTTTTACTCCAAAGGCTGTTGCTACTTCATTGGGTAATCCAATTACATTATTTCTGTTTTTACCAGATACCCCAAAGCTTAAATAGTATCCATATGCTTTCATACTGATACTAATATCACTATCTATCAGCTTTACCCTGATACTTCTTCTTAATGCCCCTGTTCTGTTTTTAAAATTACCTGCTTTTAATTCTGCTTGTATGTCTGATACCAGTACTGCAAGTTGCTTTGGAACATCATTTTCATAATGTCCAATAGCATCAAGAATCTCTTGCTCAAGTTTCTTTATGTCAGATGATACTGGCATCAGATGAAGTAGTTAGTCACCATTAGGTTATGGCCATAAGTTGTAGCAGCATTAGTAGTTCTACTGATGGTAGTACTATTAGTTTTTGTTGATAGATAAGAACCATCATTATCTCTACACCCAAATACATAGGTACCACCATAGTTCCTTACATTAGGATTCATCCAAGGAGTGTAAGCAGCACCCCAAGCATTGCTCCAATCACTCATATCCATAATAGCTAAGAATTCAGCTATGTCAGCACATCTCCAATCACTGTTACCTGCATAACTGAAATTATTAGCATAAACAATAGAATCATCCCAAGTAAAGTTTTGAGTATCATATGCCGCCCAAACATAAATAGCAAGCCCTGTCAAGTGGTCAATACACAATCTTGGATTATCACTGTGGTTACCTGCATCTTCATCAAAACCCTCTGTGTACTGCTGCCCTATGTCATTGGTGTAGCGGTAGTTGTTCCCAAATCTATTGTTGAAGTAAAGTAATGATTCACCATCACTACCAAAGTATCTATTCTTCTTGAGTGCAACTGACTCAGGATTGGTTGGGGCTGTATAATCATATGTACCCTGTGCCCTATGCCATTCAACTGAACCAACAACTGCTGATGTATCAAACCCTTCCCAAGGAATGACTCTTTGATAAGTGATACCAGCTTTAGGTGTTGCAGGTAAGCAAGAATAGGTTTCTCCTGCATCAACCCAATGTTCACTTTCATCTCCATCAGTTACTAATACTTGTGGGCAACTTGCAGTTGGTATTGTAGGGAGACTACTAAATGGAGTATCACATCCATCAATTGCTTTAGCATAGTTAATGGTTAATGTTGCAGTAGCACCCACCACATCATCTTGGAACCTCTCCTTGAATGGTGTCATACTGAATGGAGTAGAGATATCAAGCAGAGGGTCATTGTTTGTGTTTGTGAATACACTTACAATATCTTGAATGTATTGCATACACTCATCCTGTCCACTCAGTTCATTATCTTGTCCATCATTAACCTGAGTCATAAGGATAAGGTTAAGTGTACAATTGAATGAGTTTCTTCCATTGCTTACATCAACTGGGTTTATAAAAGCATATGGATAGTTTGGTGGTTCACCACCTTCAGGTACTGCAATATCACTTAACTGACCATATCCATATGTTTGAATGAATAGGTGGGAGTTGATTATACCTTCTAAGTTATCTATTAGGTTCTTGTATGTCATCTTTGTTGTTGTTTTAGGGCTTGGGCTTCTTTCTTCTTTTGGTCTTTATTCCAAGCAAGCCAGTTAAATGATTCTATTACTCCCCTGTCTAATACTGCATCCATATTCAGAAATTTACCATCTGCAAGTATCATCACCACATCATACCAAATATGAGCAGTACTCACATTCATTTTAAGGGGGTCTCTTTGCTCTATCTCTTCTTCTAAGTGTTCTGCATTGAATAAGTTCTTGTATTGCTTATATAGAAGGATTCTCCACTTCAAATAAGTTTCTACTCCATTCCATACATCTGTTACTTTGATAGTGTCTACATCTTCCATTCCATAAATGGTCTGAACTATCTTATCAAATGTTTTATGGAAACCTTCCCCAACATAAACTTCAAGGTCAATGAATGTTCCGAGTTTCATCTCATTGAATTGAATTAGCTTATGTCCATCAATATCCTTATTCAGTTTGCTCCAAAATGGATTTAGGGATGATTCTATCAAAGCATGAATTAATGCTTTTGTATCCTCTGGAATCAATTGTATAGCATCTGATGGAATACCCATTGCAATCTCAATCTTTTTATCTAAGTTGAGTGTTTGTTGGATATTACACCATTGCCTTACAGTATAACTNTCTGGCAGCCTGTATTCCTTATCACCAATTACTAATGCATTCATACTAACAAATATAAAAGTATTGGTTTTTGTTAGGGCTTAAAGTAAGTATACTTNCCTTTTGTAGATTGTGTTTTTCTACACCAGTTTGTTATTGCCAATGCCATTACAGTATCATCATGCATACCACTTGGTGCCCCATACTTAATACTTCTTGTCTTTGGATTGTAATCATATGTAAATACTTCCAATTCATGGGCAAGTGGTTGAAATAACTTTATATCTGGAATGCTGATATTGTTCTCATTGAAGTCAAGTATCAATCCTTCAATGATTTCTTGCTTTGATTTGTTTGTGGTCTGAAAGGGATGTAACTGCTTGACCTTTGCTTTTAATTGTTCATAGATAACATCACCCATACTATTGACTTCAATTGCTCCTATTGCCTTGTATTTGTTTATGAGATGGGCTATCTCATTTGTCATCTCAGCCCAAGGAATGTTATTCTTTCTGTATACATCTATTACTGCACCAGTGCTATCCATGAATATTGCAACTGTATAGTCATCAGCTCTACCTAAGTCAATACCACAATAGATATTACCTGATGGATTTGGATACTTACTAAATCCATTTTCTTCTATATTGCTAAAGCAACTACCACCACCATCGAGGAACTCAGCAAGATACTCCTGCTTGAATATGTTTGGTGCAAGTGTCTTTCTTGCATCTTCTATCTCATCATTACTTATGTATGGTGTATCATAACTGCTTCCCTTGTAAGATTTATAGTTGATGTAATCAGCTGATACACCAAGATTGTATAAATCATAGAACCAGTTCTTGCCTTTTGGAGTACTGAGGAATAAAACCTTCTTGCCTTTAACTGCAAGTGTTGGTCGAATGGCTTCTGTCCATGCTTCCTCTCTCATAAATGCTGCCTCATCAATTACAGCATAATCAAATGTAAAACCCCTTATGTTGTCATATCTTTCAGCAGACCTGAAATAAATCTCACTTCCTGTCCTAAGTTTGATATAGGATTCTGAGTAATTGCAAGACTCAATAAGATAACTGTCTCTAATAGCATTATCTATTTCTTTTTGAACTTTGTTTGTTTGACTGTATACTGGTGATACCCATAAGATTTTACAAGGTGCATTATTGATAGCCCAATAAAGCACAAGATTAATCCCCATTAGTGATTTACCAAACTGTCTACCAACTGAGACAATGTGGAACTTTTCATCACCATTGAGGATTGAATCTAATATTTCTTGCTGATTAGTATGTGGTGTAAACCCAGTAGCTATCATTACTTTTTCTTATCAGCTTCACCAAACTTAAACTTAACATTCTTGAATAGGTCTTCACCATTAGCACCTGTTACTTCCTGTCTTGCCAGCTTAGGTATAATGTATTCTGATAATTTAAGCATAATCTCAAGTGCTTGCTTTGGGTTATCCTTAGCAACTTCAGCTAACCATTCACTCATATTGTCTACATTCTCATTTGCCAACTTTTCGAATGCCTGACTAACCTTTACAGTTATCTTGTTCTTAACACCCTTAGGTCTTCCATTTGGATTACCACTCTGTCCTTTTACATATCTTGCCATAATAATCTCCTTAATTTAATCTTGATAATGCTGCTTCATAATCTTCAATGGTATCATCAATGTCTGCCAGTAATTCTACCATTCTTTCAATTGTATCAGCAATCTCATCTCTTTCTTTGTACAAGCGATTAAGCTGATACATTAAGTTATTCATTTTCTGCTCCCTGCTCATCATCATTAGTTTTTGATTTGTTTTTACTTCCTTTTGGTCTTCCTCTTCGCTTCTTTACTACTTCCACCACTTCTTCTACTATTGGTGCTACATCTTCAACTGCTTCAATAATCACTTCAGCTTTGCTGAGGATTTCCATTAGTTTGGCATGTCTCTTAGATAAACATGAACCACAGGTTGAAGGTCTATCAGCGGAATTTGTAAGTAGATTGTAAACTTGGTAGAGGATTTTGATTTGGTCTTTACCAAAGTTTCTTTGCTTTCTTATTGATTGCAAATAATCATGTGTTTTTTGGTCTATCTTCATAATTCTATCTGATTTAGTTTTCTCCAAACAAGCTCACTAACAAATGAACCTATACTAGCAAATATAAATGCTGTAAAAAATGTTGTGATTGTATTGCTTAGTATGACTGTTGCAACCCAATAACCCATACAAAGAGCACAATTAAAAAGTGTCAAAGTATCGAGTTTTAAAAAGCTGAGCAGCAGTTGATATGGCTTGCTGCTTATTGCTACTGCTGTCCATACCCCAATCACTGCTGATGTTACTATTAATTGAAAAATCTCCATCATTTAGTCTCCTATCTATTATTGTTTTTAATTTAGTTATGCCCCTGACATATACCTTTCTTACAGTTGCTCTATTCATTTCAAGTCTTCTACCAACCTCTGAGTAGTTATCACCCATTGTATGATAAATCATAACAATCATTGCTTCATATCTATCCCATTTGTTTCCTGCATACAGTTCATCTAATGCTGATAGTACTACTTCAATCATAGCATCTTGTTCATAGTCATACTGCTCATCATAAGTATCTGTTAGGACTGCATCCCAAT